ACCAGCTCACGATACCAACTGCGTGTTGAGTGGCATATTTTTCTTGTAGTACTTGAATTGATATATCTTCTCTGAAGTTTACAGCTAATCCTGATAAATCACCATACAATACTGCCTTTGCTTTTGCTGCACTTGCTATTTCTGGCATATTTTCGGAAAGATAAACCGGTCTGCCTAATATTCTATATGGCATAGCTCCTGAGAAGTCGCTCTGTAATAAGTATTGTCCGTTACCATCTTTAAGTTTTTTTAATGCAGTAAATGTGTTAGGATGCATAACCCAAACGGCATCGTTTTGGTATATTGTAGGGATTTTAGTTTGAAGCTCAACTAGGTTGTCTGCTGATATTGTACTTGTTGAACCTGCATTTAAAGTAGTAGTAGTTGCTAATGCTCCTGTTGCTTTGTTAGCTGTACCATTTAACAGTTCTTTTTCAAGGAATATCGCTATTTTCTTAGCCATTTCATTTATTATAAAGTTTGCTACGTCTACTTGTGCATTGTTTATTACTGATTTACCTACTAGAGTTAATGCTCCAGCAAGGAATCCACTTAAATCTACAGATGTGAATTTACCACTATCAGCTATAATATCAGTAAATTCATCTTGATAATCAACTGTAATATCGTGATTTGTATTAGCCTTACCCCATACTGGGACTTTAAGTGTTCCCTTAACATTAAATTTAGTAGACTTAGCTAGTATTGGAGCTAATTCTTGAACTTTTGTTATAACTCTGTTTGCAATAGTTGTTGGTATTACAGCCCCATTATTTGTCATGTCAAGGTTTTGGTTTTGCTCTCCAGTTCTTTCTTCTACATGGATGCCGCATTGTCTTTTGATGTAGTTAGCAAAAGCTCTTTCTTCTGATTCTGCTCTTTTTTCTTCACCATTAACATTATTTTCAGTATTATCATCTGTTATTGTATAGTTACTTGCTCTTTTTTCAGCTTCGATAGTTGCATCTAAATTGCTAATTTCATTTTCAAGAGCATTAAATTGTTCCATTTCTTCTTCTGTCATAGCTCTCTTTTCTTCCTTTGCCTTATCCAATATTGATTGCATTTCTGCTACTTTCTCATTTCTTTTTTCATTTAAAGCTTTTAACATATTTTTATCTCTCCTTTAACTGATTAATTTTGTTTTCAAACTGTGTATAATCAATGTTTTGCTTTTTATTTTCAGTCAGATCCTTAATCTTTACTTCACACTCAAATGCTCTTACTTCAATTTCTTCCTCTTCTTCTGCTCTAACTTCTATAGATGTGGCCGAGTAGACGGGAAGCTTTCTGAGTGCTAAAGTGATTTCTGTCATTAAGAAGTCTTTTACACGCCTTAAAGGTAATTTGTCTGCTCTTTCTTCTAATTCATCAACTACCCTCATCATGTTAAAGCTCCAACCTTTTAACTTCCCTTCTCTGGCTCCTTTAATCACCTCCTCGTCTGTTATCACCGTCTCAGCTCTAAGACCAATTTCATCCTCCCAGACTTTCAAAGTCCCTTCTTTTGTAGATGCTATTTTCCTTTCATGGTCTACCATTAAGTCTATATTGTCTACTTTCTGCAAGGCTCTTTGGAAAGCTCTCTGTTCAATTACCTCGATAACTTTCCCTCTAGGAGTAATTACAGGCCTGCTTTCTCGTCCTGGCACATTAACATACCCGCTTATATGTAGACCATCAGCTCTGATTTCCGCTTTCATTTTCCTCACCACCTTTCAAATCTTCCATATTTTGAGCCATATTTGTATTAGGTGTATATATTTCCTTTGTTTTAGGATTGTACAATACACTATCTAATCCAAGCTTTATCCAGTTGATACCTAATGCTGGCAAATCCTCCATGTATCTAACTTCATCAATTTGCATGAAATTAGATTCAATAGCTGTCTTATAAGCTTCAAATCTTTCCTTAATATCGCCTTTCAACATTTCTTTTGTATCAAAGGCAAAATAAAAAGAACCTTTCTCTCTTTCGAGTAAAAGTTCTCTATTTAAAGCACATTCTATAGCTTTTAATACAGGCATTACACCCATTTTAAAGGCGTTTGTATATTCT